GGCTAATTGGAATCTGACAAAAGGTAGACATTTTTCAGATGAATCACAACAAGATTTTAGTAGTGGTGATAAGGGTATGGAATTTGCTACACAAGTCAAAGAAGATGTTAGGTGGGGTATGTAATGGCATTTGGTACAGGTATTGTAATAGGTGGTGGTAAAGGATTTTTTGCTAAAATTGGTGCTGCACTTAAAACATTTTTTGGTAGAACATGGGTTAAGTGGACTGTAAGAGTTGCTGTAATTGGTGCTGGTGTAAAAGGCTTCATGGATGCAAAGGACATGATGTCAAGAGGTCAAGATATACTTGCTAACAAAGTTGCTGCTGGTGGCAAGTTACCAGTTATATATGGATGTAGAAGAGTTGGAGCACAAATAATTTATATGGATGTAAATTCAAATGATTCTAGAGATTTATATGTTGTTTATGCTTTATCAGTAGGAGAGTGCGAAGAAATAATTGGTAGAACAATAGAATTAGATGGAAATCCGCTAACTGATTCAGCAAGATTTAAGGAAGGTGGATATATAGGAACTGATAAAATTAGTTCAGGCAATGGTTCATTGAATTCAGTCACGCAAAATGGTACTGATAGTCTGGATTTAGGTGGTGGTAATTTTGGAACAAGTCCTACTGCAAAGTATAGATACGTAATGAATTTACATCATGGAGCATCTTCACAAACTGCTGACCCTATGCTTGTTGCATCTATGTCTAATTGGACTTCAGCACATAGATTAGATGGTGTTGCATATATTGCAGCACACTATGGTTACGATAAAGAGGGTATGTGGTCAGGAGTACCACAATTAACTGTACAAGTTAAAGGTAAAAAAGTTTTTGACCCTAGAGATACTAATCAAACATTTGGAACTGTATCAACCTATGAATGGTCAGATAATCCAGCATTATGTTTTTTAGATTACATAACAAATGATGAATATGGTAAAGGTTTACCACAAGCAAAAGTAGATATGTCAACTTTTAGTACAGCAGCAAATGTAGCTGATACATTAGTCGACAATCCGTATTACAACGGAAGTGCAAAGACTATACAATGGAGTGGTAATTCAGGTGATAGTTTTATAACGATACCATCAGGTCAAACTGATGCTGGTATAAGATGGTGGCAAAATAAAGTTGGCGAAAGAATAACCCTTACTGATACTGCTGGTAATGTAGTTTTAAATAGCATACAAATAAAAGCAGTTGAAAGAACTAGATATTATGGAGCATCTTTGAGTTTGACCATTTATATAAGTGCAACTTTAGGAGCAACTTACTCAACACAAACAGGAACAATACTTTCTAAAATTAAAAGATTTCATTGCAATGGTTTTCTAGATGCTAACAAAACTGTAATGGATAACGCTAAAGAATTACTTGCAAATATGAGAGGTATATTTACCTATGTTGATGGAGTTTACGAGTTACAAATTGAAGATACGGGTTCATCTACATTTAGTATTACAGATGCACATATAATTTCTGAAACTGGTATAGAGGTTAATTATGGTAGCAAAGACGATAGAGCAAATAAGGTAATAGTAGAGTTCTATAATGCAAATAAGAAATATGAATTAGATACAGCAATAGTAAAACATAATGCTAGTCCAAGTTTTTTTTCAGATGATAGTGAAATATTAGAAGTAAAAGCTACGTTTCCTTATGTAACAGACCCCTATATTGCACATAATTTAGGTAAAGCAATTCTTACTAGAAGTAGAAATAACATAACTATGACATTTTTAGGAACGCCTGAAATGTATAAGTTAAATGTAGGCGACATTGTTGATTTAACTTATGCAGGATTAGGATTTTCAGGAAAAGTTTGTAGAGTAGAAGCAATAGAACTTCAATCTACTGGATTAGTTGCTATAAGTCTAATTGAATATTTTGATGTATATACATGGGAAGTACCATCACAAGAACCATTAGAGGAATTATCAGACTTACCTTCAGCTTATGCAGTTAAAGCACCAACAGGATTAGCATTTACTGATACAGATTCAAGCTCTATTGGTAGACCTATTTTAGCTTGGAATGAACCAACAGATTTTCCAAATTATGAATATAGAGTAAACATTGTTGATTCGTCAGGCAATCAGGTAATGAATAAAATAGTTGATGTAGAAAATGTTGATCTAAACTTTATTAAAAAAGCTACAAACTATGTAGCAAGTGTTTCTTCTTTAAACCCGCTTGGTTCTGAATCTACTGCTGCTACACTTACATTTTCTGTAGGCGAAGAACCAACAGGAACAACTGATTTACAAGATGATTCAGTCACAACAGTTAAAATAGCTGATGCAAATATTACAACTGCAACAATAGCTGATGCTGCTATAACTACTGCTAAGATAGCAGATGCAAACATAACAACAGCAAAAATAGCTGATGCAAATATAACTACTGCTAAAATTGCAGACGCTAATATTACTACTGCAAAAGTTGGCGATGCACAAATAACAAACGCAAAAATAAATGATTTAAACGCTACAAAGATAAATGCAGGTACAATTAATTCAGATAGAATTGATGTTGATACTTTAAATGTAAAACATTTTGGTAATGTATCAGCAGATATTTTAGCACATGATGGAGTAGCAGTACCTTTATCTGTTTTTGGTAGTGCTTTTCAAAGAGGTTCAACCGATTTTACTACTAACACAACTACTTTGGGTAATTATCTTCCAATAGATATTGATAATGTGCGTAATAATGCTAAGTATCAAGCAATATGGACTGGTGTTTATGGTGATTGTACAAATGGTGTTTTAGAGTACAGCGTAGACAATGGCACATCTTATGCACAAGCAACTGGTGGTATACAAAATGTAGAATTTGATGCAGGAACTTTTAGAACATATACATTTGTTTATAACGGAAGTATAACAGGTTTACCGACTTCAGGTTCAAATACAAGATTAGTTAAATGGCGTATAAGATGGATTACCAAACTTAATTCAACTTATCAATCGCTTTATGTTTTTATAGATAATACTCAATAATGAACTTTTTATATTACAAAATTTTATCTAAAAGACTACAATAGAAATGAGGTAAAGATATGGCACAACATGATTACAATATAGCCAACCAAACAGGTGCTAATTTTAGAGCAGACTTAAACAATGCTCTTTCAGCTATAGCAACTAACAATAGTGGTTCAAGCGAACCATCTACTACATTTGCTTATGAGTGGTGGATTGATACATCTGCAAATGTTTTAAAACTTAGAAATTCAGCAAATAATGCTTGGATAACAATGCCATTTAGTATTACTGCTGATAACACAATAGATATTAATGCTGGAACTGTTAATGGTATTACATCATTAAGTTTTAGTTCAGGTGCTACAGTTACTTCTATACTAGATGAAGATAATTTAGCTAGTGATTCAGCAACAGCTTTGGCAACACAACAATCAATTAAGGCTTACGTAGATAGCCAAGTAACAGCACAAGATTTAGATATTACAGATGGTTCTTCTACTATTGCTATTGATCTTGATTCAGAAACATTATCTCTATTAGGTGGTACTGGTGTTACATCAGCAGCTTCAGGTAATGGTGTAACTTTTTCTATTGGTCAATCAGTAGGTACTTCAGACAATGTAGTATTCAATCAAGTAACAGGTGCATTAGTTGGTAATGCTTCTACTGCAACTGCATTAGCTACAGCAAGAACAATAAATGGTACTTCTTTTGATGGTACAGCAAATATTAGTTTTGATACTGATTCAGTTTCAGAAGGCTCATCAAATTTATATCACACAACAGCAAGAGTACAAGCTATATCTATAGATAATGTTGTTGAAGATACGACCCCACAACTAGGAGGTAATCTTGATGTAAATGGTCAAGATATTGTAAGTGTTTCTAATGGAAACATAACACTAAGTCCAAATGGTACTGGTGTAGTTAGAATTGATGGAAGTACAGGTGTTGATATACAACAGGGTGCAATTTCAATTAAAAATGGTGGTACTCAATCATATATTGATTTTTATTGTGAAGCATCCAATGC